GAAGCAGAACACGCCTGACCTTCAAACGATGATGTCTGCCCTGGATGCGTTTTTCGCAGATGAAGAGGTACCGGAACGCGCAATGCTTGGGGCTTATAACATTCTTCATAGTGCGGTACCAACCCCGGACACCGACGCCTTCCTGGCTGAATTACGCGCTCAAGGTGTGGAGATGCATGCAGATACAAGATTTCATGGCCTGATTGATGAACTGAAGGCTGCAGGAAAGAGTGCCACCGAATTTATCTTAGTTATAACGCTGTATAAAACAGCTTTTGGGTACAACCACTTGGCAACTATAGGTATAATTGAAATAAATCAACATAATTCAAGCTAGTATCATATGAACAAAAACGACCTTGAATCCTTGTCTGCCATTAGGTTTGATGAGGCTAAGTGTTTGCTAAATAATGGTTTTTTCCATGGTGCGTACTATCTTTTCGGTTATTCAATAGAGTGCGCCTTAAAAGCCTGTATTGCTAAAACGTTTATGCAACATGAATTTCCCAATAAGAAAATTGTGATGGATTCATATACTCATGATTTATCACAACTTCTCAAAATTGCTAACTTGCACCAGGCACTCCAAAACGATTCGAAGAATGACTCATCTCTTGAGATCAACTGGACGATTGTAAAAGACTGGAGTGAACAGTTTCGTTACGAGAACAACATAAGCCAGGCAATGGCCGAGCAACTGCGTGATGCGGTAGGTGACCAAAATTCAGGAGTTTTGAAATGGGTAAAAGCACACTGGTAGTCGGCAGAGAGTTGACAAAAGATATGGAGTTTTCTGGTCAATTTTTATTAAACAAACTCAAGTCAGAGAATTTAACAATTGATGCCGCATTGTGGTTTTTCTACCCCGAACTATCATGGCGATACATGTTGGTTGTGAGAGAACTTCCTGAGCTAGGCCCGGCATATGTTTATAAAAAAATCAGTGATATAAACAGACATAGCGTTTCTAAAAAATATAAGCCAATTCCGTTAGAAGCAATCGAGGCAAAGGGTGATACCGCTTATGTTTATAAAATGCTCAAAGGACTGACTCGAGTTAGTGGTGGCAGGGTTCGTGTTACTAATTCTATGGTGAATGGACTTGAAATCGTAGATTGTCTTATTTATGAACTGCAATAATTAACTCTTATAAATCTACTTTGATTTTTCATAATCAATCCGCCATAACCAAGTTGCCAGCCTGAACAACTGGTAACCTGTGGCAGTATTGCTTTGAGGACCGCGACGGGCTGATTATGGTTGACGGCGTTGTTTACCGCATCGTTTATATCGACATACGTATGCTGCAACCCGCAGAGCTGTACCGCGCCCAGGGCTTCCCGGAGTGGTACATCATCGACCAGGACTTCCGGGGCGTGAAGTACGCGAAGGATAAGCAAGTGGCCCGGGGTGGCAACGCGGTACCACCGCCGTTCGCTGAAGCGCTTGTACGCGCTAATCTGCCGGAGCAGTGTCATCAGCGAGGCCAGGCCGCATAACCTACCATACAAGCGATATGGGAATCCCCATATCGACAACCGGGCCTCTTCGGAGGCCTTTTTCTCGGCTGCTGGCCGCCTGAAGAGCCGCCCCGCAAACGCATGATCGATATTACCGATCGATGCAGTGATATTGATCTATTAAATCGATTAGATAATAGACACAGCGCGGCAACAAATTACCAACCTGACAAGGTGTATCATCGCGGCAATATACCCTCAGGCGCAGGCCTGCTCTGCGTTTGGCAGGGTTGAAAGTTTTCTAATCAAGCGGTTATCCCTACCGTCGTCCTCTTCAGTATCTGTTAAAAATAACGATCAATGTTTGCACTCAGGTAGCGATAATATTTATCCAAATCAAACGGATAAATGATGTTGCATCTACCGATGCTTTTTGTGCATACTTGGGGAATTGAAATTATACTGTAAATACATACAGTGTTTCTATGCTAAATTATGTGGAATGGAAAGATAAAACGACTCACGGAATTTATTTATTTTTAAGCCCTTAACAAACAGATCGACTTTGCTATCGTGCCTAAAGAGCAATGCCAGTGGGTATTTGCAAATGAATAAATTTCTGGTTTATCTGTGGGAAAGAAGGGGGTTAATGTGGCTGAGGTCTGTTCCGATGGGGGTGATTATTACGAACTCGTTAGGCGTTCCGACGGAACGTCTGTGAGTTCGTTTAAACTCCGGCCAGGGGATCGCGTGCTGATAAATTCTGCTGGTGCAGTAGTCAGCCACAGGTGCCTCCAGGTGGATGAGCGTGTCATATCACGCGAAACACTGGAAGAGATCGTCGAGGAGTTGTCAGCCAGGAATTGACCTTTTTAATACCTGAATAGCATAATGTTTGAATCGGCCTGAACACCCGATAACCTGACAACGATGCGCCACGGAGAGAACGTCCATGGCGCAGTTACAACTCATCAAGCAATCCTCAGGAATCCTGATCCCCGCCACGCCGGAGACCAGCGAATTACTGCAATCAAAAATCAAGCTCGGCGCCGTGCTGGTGGCCGACTTCAAACAGGTCCGTAACCCAGCTTTCCACCGCCGCTTCTTCGCTCTATTGAATCTCGGCTTCGAATACTGGGAGCCAACCGGCGGGGCCATCTCATCCAACGAACGCAAGCTGGTGACCGGCTATGCGAGATACCTCGCTTCATACGGCGGGAATGAAGGCGCGCTGCTGGATGCTGCTGAACAGTATCTTGAACGCATCGCCGACAAGCGCACTGGCAGCATCAGCGCCTGTAAGTCCTTCGACGCGTATCGCGCCTGGGTAACCATCGAATCCGGGCATTACGACGCTATCCAGCTACCTGACGGTACCCTTCGCAAGCATCCACGCAGCATAGCCTTCGCCAACATGGACGAGACCGAGTTTCAGCAGCTCTACAAAGCCGCGCTCGATGTCCTGTGGCGCTGGATCCTGTCACGGGCATTCAAAGACCAGCGCGAGGCTGAGAACGCTGCCGCGCAGCTGATGAGCTTTGGGGGATAACCAGATGGCTAAATCATGGTTCCACTACACCGAATGCACAACCGAACAGGCCGATGAACTTCAGCGGCAGTACCAGCGCCGCGGGGTAGCTGTAACGCGCAGCCTCAATCGCGATTACCTTACCTGGACCGTCAGCGTAGAGCGGCAGGAGGTTAAGTACCTCGAGCCAACACCGCGGACCTTCCGCCAAAAGGTCTGGGGGTGATCATGGCAAATCTATGCAAAGAAGCCCGTGGCCGCGAATGTCAGGTACGGATCCCTGGCGTGTGCAATTGCAATTCTGAAACGTCCGTTCTGGCGCATATCCGCCTGGCCGGTCTGTGCGGTACCGGCATCAAACCGCCTGACCTGATCGCCACCATCGCCTGTAGCAGCTGCCACGACGAAATAGACCGCCGCACCCGCTTAGTGGATGCGGCGTATGCAAAGGAGTGTGCGCTGGAAGGCATGGCCCGCACGCAGGTTATCTGGCTGAAAGAGGGAAAAGTAAAAGTATGAGCATCTATCAACGCATCAACGGCGCTGACTGGCGCAATATCTGGGTCGTAGGCGATCTGCATGGCTGCTACACGAACCTTATGACACAGCTGGACAAGTTGGATTTCGACCCGGCGCAGGATCTGCTTATCTCTGTTGGCGACCTCGTAGACCGCGGTACCGAAAACGTTGAGTGCCTGGACCTGGTTAATCAGCCATGGTTCCGCGCTGTTCGTGGTAACCATGAGCAGATGATGCTGGATGCATTGGTGAACGGCGGTAGCTTCAGTCATTGGATGTCAAACGGCGCAGGGTGGTGGCATCAACTGGATATCGAGCAGGATATGCAGCTCAAATATCTGCTTCCCAAGGTGGAGCAGCTTCCGCTGATCATCGAACTGGTGACTGGCAACCGGAAGGTGGTTATCTGCCATGCCGATTACCCGCACGACGAATATGAGTTCGACAAGCCAGTGCCAGAGGAGATGGTCATCTGGAACCGGGATCGCATTAGTGACTCTCAGGGTGGTGCCGTGAGGGAAATCAAAGGCGCTGACCTGTTTATCTTCGGGCATACCCCGGCGCGTATGCCGCTGCGATTTGCCAATCAGTATTACATCGACACTGGTGCTGTATTCAGCGGAAACCTCACTATTCGTCAATTGCAGGGTGGTGCCCAATGAACACCTACAGCATCACATTGCCATGGCCGCCGAGCAATAACCGCTACTATCGGCACAACCGCGGGCGCACTCACATCAGCACAGAAGGGCAGGCCTACCGCGACCGCGTAGCCCAAATCATCAAAGAAGAGATGCTGGATATCGGCATCACCGCGCCGGTAAAGATCCGCATTGAATGCCACATGCCGGATCGCCGCCGCCGGGACCTGGACAATCTGCAAAAAGCTGCGTTCGACGCGCTGACAAAAGCCGGATTCTGGCTGGATGACCAGCAGGTGGACGATTACCGCGTAAAGCGGATG